CTTGTGGAGGACAAAATGGATATTGAGGAGCTAAAAAAGCAAGTCAGTGATTTGCAAGCAGAAAAAGAAGCGATGAACGCTAAAAACAAAGAGCTTTTAAGCGAGGTAAAAAAGCTAAAAGCTAAAAATAGCGACGCGGTGGATGCCGAGAAATACGCCGAGCTTGAAGCTAAATACGACGAGCTAAAAGCAGAGAACGACAAGCTCGCTAAAAAATACGATACCGATACAAAAAAGCTAAACGCCGATCTAGCTAACGCTAACGGCTCGCTAAATAAGTATCTAATCGACGCGGGGCTGAGCGATAATCTCGCAAAGGCGGGCGTAAAAGCGGAGTTTTTGGAGGCGGCTAAGGCGCTACTGCGCGGAAATGCTAGCCTAAAAGACGACAAAGGCGAACTAAAAGCGTATATCGCAGATAAGCCTATAAGCGAGTTTGTGAGCGAATGGGCGCAAAAAGACGGTAAAGCTTTTATAGCGGCGCCTCAGGGTCAAGGCGGAGGAGCGAGCGGAGGCGGCGGTAGCGTAAATATCGGCGCTAAATGGGGCGGTACTCGCGAGGAGCGAATAACCGCGATAAAAGAGAAATTTAATTTAAAGGAATGAAAATATGGCACTAAGCGATATGAAGGTATTTTCCGAATACCTAGCAGGTACGACGATCGAGACGCTAAGTCAAGACATAGAGAAATTTAACGCGGCAAGCGGCGGCACGATAATTCTAAACGCGCAGGGCATAGACGGCGATTTTATGCAAGAGAGCTTTTTTAGAGGCATCCACTCCGCGCAGCGCAGGGTAGATAGATACGCGGCCAACGCGGCGGCTACGGCTACGACCCTAAGACAAGAGCAGGATAATGCCGTTAAAGTAGCGGGCGGATTTGGCCCGGTAGTGTTTGAGCCGGGGCAGCTAACGTGGATAAAAAAAGATCCGTTCGTAGCTCTTGAAGTAATTTCAAGAAATATGAGCGAGGCGATGATAAGCGATATGCTAAATACTGCTATTTCGGCTTTGGTCGGAGCTATCGGCAATAACGCGGGCGTAGTAAACGACGTAAGCGCAAGCGGCGGCATAAACCAGGCCAACCTAAACAACGCCTACGCTAAATTCGGCGATAGAAGCGCGGCCATAAAGGCTAATATAATGAGGGGCGCGGTATTCCACAAGCTAATAGGGCAAAATTTAGCAAACGCCGCACAGCTATTTAAGGCTGAAAACGTGGTCGTCGTTGAGATTTTAGGACGCAGGGTAGTAGTAACAGACGCGCCGGCTCTGTATAAAGCGGGAACGCCGAATAAAGACTATGTTTTAAGCCTAACAACCGGTGCCGCGATAGTAAGCGACGCAGGCGATCTAATCACGAATATTCAGACCAACAACGGCAAAGAGCGCATAGAAACGACTTATCAGGCCGATTATACGTTCGGGTTGTCGCTCAAAGGCTATTCTTGGGACACGGCAAACGGCGGCAAAAGCCCGGATAACGCAAAACTAGGCACCGGCACAAACTGGGATAAAATCGTAGCTAGCGATAAAGATACCGCGGGCGTATTGCTAATAGGCGACGCGGCTAAAAACTAGGAGGCGGTAAATGTCTAAATGGTATGTAGAATTCCCGACGTTTCAATATAACGAGGACGTTAAAGCCCTAGCCAAAGAGCGAGGGCTAACAATCATCGACGCTAAATTCAACAAGGGCGACGGTATAAAAGATCCGCCCGCTTTGACTTTAAAGGGCGCGACGCAAGAAGTCGATTACGACGAGTTAATTTCAAGGCTCGATACGTTAAAAGCGGGCGAATTGAAGTTGCTAGCGGCGCATTTGGGCGTTGAATATACTAACGCAGACGGCACTAAAGCCGCGATAAAAGAGAAGCTGGAGCAATGATACCCGAGGACGGCACCGGGCTAGCTAATGCCGACGCTTACGTTTCGATCGAGTTTGCCGATGAGTATTTTTCGGCACGCGGTAACCAAACGTGGGCAGTGCTGGGTAGCGCGGACAAAGAGGCGGCCATTATCAAGGCGACGGATTATTTAGAGGCGGTGTATTTTGACAAATGGCAGGGTGAGAAGCTAAAAGCAAATCAGGCGCTGGCATTTCCTCGCAAGCCTTTTGGTATGCCCGCTAAGTTTAAATCCGCCGTTTGCGAGCTGGCTATAAGGGCAAACGCGGGCGAGCTGATGAGCGACATTGAGCGGCTAACCACCAAAGAAAGGGTGGGCAGTATTGAGGTAGAGTACGCGCAAAACGCGAACCCGGCTACTAAATACGCTTACGTAGCTAGCCTTTTGAAGCCGTTTTTAAAACCCGCAAACGCAATGGTAATGAGGCTAGAGCGATGCTAAACGAAAAGGCCAAAAATACGGCGTTTAAATTGCTCGATAAATTCGGCAAAGTAGGCACGTATAAGCGCAAAGGCGGTCAAATTTACGACCCCGAAACGGGCGGAATGACCGAGCAAACAAGCGAATACAAAGTAAAGGCGTATATCGATAGCGCGAAAAGCTACTCAAATTTAATAGAAAAAAGCTTATTAAACGAGGGCGATAACGTAATTTTGATAGCCGCCAAATCTCTGCCTTTTATGCCGCAAAATAACGACGTTATAGAGTTTCCTCACTGTGCCTATACTATCAAATACAATGACGCGGTATGGGGCGGCGAGGACGTAGCGCTGCATCAACTAATCGGAGTTGCAAAATGATTGATAGGCAGATAGAGAACTTTAGCGCAAAGGCTCAAGAAAAAGCGCTAAAAATCTTTAAAAAATCAGTCATTGATCTAACTTCAGACATCATCAGCGATACGCCGGTAGATACGGGTAGGCTAAAAAATAATTGGTTTCCTAGCGTCGGTGCGGTAAGCACAGAGACAACAGAAGCGACCGCAAACGAGGCGGGCGATCGAGCGGAAAAATGCGCACAAAACGAGCTAGCGCTAGATAAAACTTTTTATTTTACGAACAATTTGCCTTACGCTTTTCGCATAGAATTTGAGGGGTGGAGTAAGGTAAAAGCTCCGCAAGGTATGGTAAGACGCAACGCTATCCGCTGGAAGCAAATAGTAAAAAGGGCGGCACGTGCTTAGAATTCGTCAGGCTTTAGAAAAAGCGGTTTTAGCGGTTACGCCGGCTATCGATACGGCTTTTGAAAATACGACGTTTAGTCCAAGAGTGGGCGAGCCTTACCAACAACTACATTTTTTACCCGCCAAACCAGAGGCGGCGGTAATTGATGATAGTATTTCAGAAGTATTGGGCGTGTTTCAAATAACCTTACGCTACCCCGCAGGCGAGGGCGTTAAAAACGTTCTTGAGAGGGCGAGGCTTTACGAAAAAGCTTTTAAAGTAGGCGTAAAGTTAGAAAATGAGGTTTTTATTACCGCTCCGACGAGCGTTAATATTTTGGGCGTTGACGGCGATCGCTACGGCGTAGCCGTTTCTATCTATTTTAAATCTTATAAGGAGTGAAAATGGCGGAGCAGTTAAAAGTAACAGATAGCCAGCTTACTAAATTTTATATTTGCGATACCGACGTTGATTTAGGCGACGCGGCTAAAATTAAAACGGCGCTGGCTACTAGCGGAAAAACAAAGCGTATAGCGTTTATCGAAGAGATAGGCGAATTTACTAAGACGCGCGCTACAAACGAATACCAATGCATAGACGAAGATGCTACCGTAGTCTCTCAGGGTGCGATAAGTTACAGCGAGACGGAATTAAAGCTATTTTATGCGGCGGGGCAAAATAACGGCGTAAAAGAGCTTACGGAGATGTTTAATAAAAAGTTGCGTAAGCAGTTTATTATAGTAGGTAGCGACGAACCGACGACGGGAGCGAATAAAAACCCTACCTATATTACGGGCGAGTTTATTAACGTAAAAACCGGCGCTACGATAGCCGCAAACGATGTAGTGAGAATTTCCGCGACCATTAAGATAACGCGCTTAGACGATATTATAGAGGCCAAGGGGGCATAAGTTATGGATTTAAATAATTTCGATATTTCAGCGGGCGAAACGGGCGTTGAGCTAACTATACTTGATCTTGACAACAAACCGACCGACATCAAAATCAAAGTGCTAAGTTTTCACGGCAAAAAAGGACGCGAGGTGTTTATGAATGCCGTAAAAGAGAATAAAAGCGCCGTACAAAGTACGCTAGAGGTTATGGCGGGGCTTACGGTAGGTTGGAGCGGTATTAGCGAAAACGGCAAAGAGCTAAAATTTAGCCCCGACGAAGCTAAAAGAATTTACGAAACCTATCCGCTAATCGTTAGTCAAGTCGAGCGTTTCGCGGAGAATGCGAGAAATTTTTTAAAAAAGTAAGCGACGAACTCGCGCTATACGTCAGACAGCTAGCCTACTACGCAAAAACCGACGTTAAAGAGCGCGAGTTCCCTCCGGTAACCCAAGGACGACATCTACTACACGCGCTTGACGAGCTAGGATATTGCAAAAATAGCGGCTTTGGCGCGGTAGCCTTAGATTTTAACGATATTAAAAATTATACCGAGCTAACGGGCGATAAATTCAATTGGTGGGAAATATCGGTTTTACGCAACTTAAGCCGTATCTACGCCGCCGAAATAAATAACGACGACAAGCAGGCCTATGCGCCGTATCAAGGCGAATTTAACCCGAAATCTTTTTCATCTATCAAAGAAAAATTCATGAAGTAGTCTTTTAAAGGCTACTTTTTTATTGACATAGCCCGCGATATTATTGTATATTACGACCGAAATAAAGGAGGCGGAAATGGGCGAAAAAGTTATAGCTTTTTTTAGCGGTGCGGCTAAAGCATACGATATTTTCGGCTCTTTAGGCGGCGACGATAAAAAATTTATCACGATAGAGAGCGGATTTCAAAACGTCGGCGAGGCGTTTAAAAAAGTAATATGCGAAGATGTCAAACAAGATACAAAAAACCAAACCAAACAAGTCGCCAACGGCTAATAAAGACGACCTGGAGTTAGTGGCCGAACGCAAGAGGCTTGTGGCGATGCATAAGGGTTACCAAGGCCCTATCCCGTCACCCGAGTTTATGCAAGAATACGCAAATATCGATCCAAGCTTTCCCGATAGGATTTTTAAACTCACCGAGAATAACCTAGAACAACAATACAAACACCAAAACAAAATGGATATTTTGCGATTTTTGGGCTGGGGTAGCGCCACGATCATCACTCTCACGGCTATGGGGCTAGGCGCTTATTTGCTTATGAACGATAAAGATTTGGCCGGCTTTTCTTTTTTAATAGGCTCGGCCTTGCCTAGCATAATAATCTACTTTACCAATAAGGCAAAACAACCGGCCGAGAAAGAATAACCCGCTCTAGATTAAAATACTCCAAAACCAACGCCCCCTTAAATTTCATATACAATTTGCCCTAGATTAAAAAAGGGGCGAATTATGACCGAGATTGCTAGCTTGATCGTTAGCGCTAAAGTTGAGGGTGCGGACAAGCTAAAAAGCGATTTAAACAGCGTAAGTAACGAAGCGAAAAAGGCCGAGAAGTCGGCTTCGCAGCTATCTGGCGCATTTACCACGCTAAAAACGGCTATGACGGCAGTCGCCGGCTCTATGATAGCGCGCGAATTCGTGCAAGTTTCGGATAGTATGAGCCTAATGAACTCGCGCTTAAAGATGACGACGGGCTCAATGGCGGAATTTGCGGCGCAACAAAAAGCGATGCACGCTATCGCAAGAGAAACCCACGCCGATATAAAAGACACTACCGACCTGTACGTTAAATTAGCCCCAGCGCTTAAAAATATCGGTAAAGGCACCGAAGATACCAATAATATGGTATCGAGCTTTACTAAAGCCTTACAACTAGGCGGAGCGAGCGCAGAGGAAGCCGCGGCCGCGATAAAGCAATTCGGTCAAGCCATGGGTAGCGGCGCGCTAAGGGGCGACGAGTTTAACTCTATCGCCGAGGCTAGTCCGACGCTCTTGCGGTATATGGCCGAGGGGCTAGGCGTGAACGTCGGCAAGTTACGAGAACTAGGCAGCGAGGGCAAATTAACCGCCGAGGCGCTAGCCGATGCATTCTATAAGGTCAAGGATAAAATAGATACCGATTTTGGGCAAATGCCCGTAACCGTCGGCAAAGCATTTACCGATCTAAGAACCGAAATAAATTTAATCGTAGGCGACGTAAACGAAGTAACGGGCGCGACGCAAACGATAAGCGGGGCGATAACTAGCTTCGCAAACGCGCTGAAAGAAAACAAAGATACTATCGTAGGCGTAGTTAGCGGTATCGGAACGCTAGTTAAACATCTTGGAATATTAGGCGGTACGTATTTGTCCGTCAAAGGCTCTATGGCGGCGTATGCGGCTATGACGAAAACCGTAGCGGCGCAAACGTCGGCAGGCGTTATACAGCTCTCGCTAATGGATAGGGCGTTATTCCAAGTCGGCGCTACCGTGAATGTATTAAAGGCGGCATTTGCTAGCTTTTGGCCGACCTTGGCGATTTGGGCGGCGGTCGAGGGTTTTATAGCCTTAAAAGATAGTTTAAACGAAAATAAAGTAAATGCCGACGAATTAACGGCGGCGCTATCTAAAACAAACGAGCAACTAAAACAATTAACTGCGCAAGAATTACAAAGAGACTTAAGAACTCTACAAAAAGAGCAAAGAGGTCTGCTCGATAACATAGAACGAATAGAGGATGCGCTGGGCAGGCTCGACGAGGAAATCAACGACGAAACTCTAAGAGATAACGCTTTTAACAATATAAGCGCAGGAGCTGATAAATTTAGAGACAAGCTAGAGGAAGTAAACGAGCAAATAAGAATAGTCAATGCCCAGTTAGGCATAGTAAGCGATTCGTCAAACGCTAACAATCATTTTAAAGGCGCGATAGATTCTCTCGACGAACTAAAAAAGAAATACGGCAACGTAGAGACGGAATTTTCGCTATACGAAAAACTAGAAACGCTAAAAAAAGACCTAAGCGAAGTCGATAAGGTCTCTTATCTCGACGGCGAACATATCAAAACGCAATATGCGACGAGAGCGGCCATACTCCAAGAGATAGCCAAAACAGAGGAAAAAATATCGAACTTCGACAAAAAACGCGGCGACTCGAGTAATCGCGAATTGGAGAGCCGATTAAGAGTTAAAAGCGAAATTTATAAAGAATACTATACCCAAATAGG